TTCCGCAGTCTGCACAGTTCCTTAATACGGTCATCTTTGACAAGGGACGTTTGTTAGAAGCTATTGATCGTGTGTCGTCTGTTACATCCGTTATGCGTGGTGTAGAATATAAGACGAATACGACTAACAAGGCTATTGAAAGCTACGAAAGCACTACACAGACACGTTTAGATGAGAAGATCGATGCGGTAGAGGAATTTATCGGAGAGATCGGTACTAAGCTGCTTCATGTGTGCTTACGTAATATGAGTAGAGACACTGTTGCTAATATCTTAGGTGAGAAGGATGCAATGGTATGGGAAGAGTTCCGTAGTGCATTCCTCGATCAGGGTATTAAGTTTACTGCTACTGTAGTTGGTGGGTCTACTCTTAAACCTACCAGCGCGGTTAAAAAGCAGCAGGCTGTACAGATTTCGCAGGCATTGGGACAGTTTGCTTCTGCGGCTCCTGTTGCTATTCTTATTGCACTTAAAGTTATGGAAAGGGCATTTGATGAAGTAGTTATTCGTGATGAAGATTGGCAGATGATTATTCAGTCAATCGAACAGCAGTTGCAGCGTGGTCAGTCTGCTCCGAGTGAAGATGCTCCGGCGGAAGGTCAAGCAACTGGTGAAGGTGGAGAAGAGCCGTCTGGTGGAGAATTAATTCAGCAGATGGAAAAATTAGTAGATAGTCTACCCGATAGTGCTAAACAGTTCTTAGGGCAGATGATTGCACAAGGCACGCCTATTCGAGAAGCAGTCGGACAGGTTGTACAAGAACTTCAGCAACAGCAAGCAGCTTAAGGAAGTAAGTAATGGCTAGGCACGTTAAAGACGAAAAGAATATTATGTCCATGATCGATAACATGGATGAGATTGATGGTACTGAATATGATCCTGCTGATGCGCCTTCTGATGATGAAGATGAGCCAGAGGAGGATGTAGATGACCGTTCAGAAGACGAAGATGGCGGAGCAGATGATGGCTCTGTTGATGACGTTGACGGATCAGGAGATAAGCCTGTTGTCGCAAAGGACGCAGGAAAGGATAAAGGAAATAAAGAAGAACCAAAGCAGGATGCAAGCAAGTTACGCAAGCAAGGTGCAAACTTCGTAGACGCTCAAAACAATATCGTTGATCCTCAGTCTGGTGCTATTATTGCTAAGGCTGGTACGGAACGACGGTTGTTTGAGAAGGCGCAGCGTCTGTCGAGTGTTCTTGATGAACGTACTGCAAAGCTACAGAAGTATGAGAACGAGGACAAGACGCTTGATAACCTGCGTGGTGTAATCAAGAACAATGGTATGTCTACCGATGAATTTGCGGAAGGCATTAATATGGTTCTTGCGTATAAGAGAGACCCATTAGCCACCGCCAAGAAAGTGCTTGAAAATGTCCTAGCAATGGGGCATAATGTGACTGACATTCTCGGAGCAGATGCCGGGAATGCAATCGAAATGTCAGCAGTCTCAAAGATGCTTGACGATCGGTTGAAGCCTTTAGTTGCACCGCTAGAGCAAAAGCGTGTTGAGAGCGAAGAACTTAGGAAAGCAGAAGCCGCTTGGCAGAAGTTCTGTGACGAAAACCAGTATGCAGAAGTCCATGAAGTTGCAATGGATAAGCTGCTAGGTGAACATCCGGATATGACTCCGCAGAAGGCTTACAACGCTATCCGAGACGTCGCTTATAAGTACAATCTTGATTTCTCATTACCTCTAGGGCCGCAGATTGAGCAGCTTAAGAGCGCGAAGAATAAAGAACCGGCACCGTCCGCGCGCAAACAGAAGCCATTTCCTAACGGTAGCAGTGTCTCACATAAGCCTATCGATGACGGAAGTATCAATCCGAATGCAGACTGGAATACTATTCTTAAGTCTGCTGGTCTTTAGTAATGAGGAATTAACACATGGCTGCGGTCACTCCGCTTGATACTGTACTCCATTCGGTTATTACCAAGTCGCGTAAGAAGCTTATTATGTCTTACGTGAAGTCCAATGCTCTTGTGGCCTGGATTTTTGCGAATAACCGTATCGAGTTTGAAGATGGTGGTAAGGATGTTACGAACCCGCTGATTGTTGGTCGTAATCCTAACGTCACTTCTTATGCTTACTACGGCAACCTTCCGACCGCTCAGACTTCCGAGTTTGAGACGGTTCGTTATGGTTGGTCGCGTGTTGCTGGTACTGTTATCATCAGCGATCAGGAAGAAGACGAGAACAAGGGTGCTACCCAGATTTTCAAGCTTATGAAAGCTAAGATGGAAATTCTGGATCAGAGCATTCAGGAGAAGTTCTCTACTTATATGTATGGTAGCGGTCCCGGTCTTGATCCGTTCGGTCTGGAAGCTGCTATTCCTGATGATCCGACTACTGGTACTTATGGTGGTCTGTCTAGGGCTGATAATAGCTACTGGCGTACTTCTTCGTATGATTTCGCTGGTACGCTGGCGTCTACTAATATTGAAGAAGCCTTTGATGATATTCTCATGGACCTTACGATGAAGAAGGAGCGTCCCTCCGTTATCATCTGCGGCCGTGATGTGTATCGTATCTATCGACAGGCGGTGCGTGATAAGCTGGTCATCAATCTTTCTGAAATTAAGAAGGAAGTTGTTGATCTTGGCTTCAAGGGTGTTGCTCACGACAATATCCCGATCATGTACGATGAAGACTGCCCGACTAATAAGGCTTACTTCATCAATGACCAGTATCTCCGACTGCATATTCTCAAGGGCGTTAACATGAAGGTGAAGGAACTGTCTTCGCCGTGGAATGTTGATGCTGTTGGGCGTCGTGTTGTTTGGCAGGGTCAGCTTTGTCTTTGGAAGGCGTATCGAACTCATGCCGTTATGCTGGCGTAAGGAGTAATTAAATGTCTAATCGTGTATTTGATGCTCCTGTTGCTTCTGATGGTCCCGTCCCTGCATATAAGATTGTAGAGATGGAAGGCCCTTTTCATCGTGAGATTTCGGTCTTTGATGAGAAGGAACGGATTATTAAGAAGCAGCCTGTGATTGAAGACAAGGGATATATGGTGTTCTTCCCTCGTGGACATTCGCAGATGTATTTCTCTACTAAAGCTCTTGAACGTGCTGGTTTCGGTGAGGTGGTTCCGCTTATTAATATGAACCTTGAAGCTGAAGTCAGTAAGGATCATCAGCCTAAGGTAGTTCGCCAGCCGATTGAAAGGAATGCGTAAATGAGTGCGCTTGGTTCGTATTATCCCACTGGGGTTAATATGTACGTCCCGAATATGTCTTATGCGGCAGACGTAGATATTAATGGGCATATTCCCGCTGACTTGTCTCCGCAGGTTCCTCTGCTTGCGGCGGCTGCTGCTGGTATTCTGTCTGCACAGTCTATTGCTACTGCTGTTGACACGACTACCTTTGTTACCGCCTTTGCTAATAACCAGAACATTAGCGAAGCTTACATGGGCCGTTTCGGTCGTAACATTACGGTTGTGGCTTCTGGTGCTGCTACCTCTAACGTTACTGTCTATGGTCTTGATTACCTTGGACAGCCGATGGCACAGAGCTTTACGCTGAACGGTACTACTCCTGTAGTCGGTACTAAAGCGTTTAGGCGTGTTACTCGTATTACCGCTGCTGTGACTGCTGCTACGACTATTAACGTTGGTTATGGTGACGTTCTTGGTCTGCCGTATGCTTACATCGGTGAGGGCGTTTCTTATACCGACGACGTTCTGAACTCTTCGCAGGGTACTTTCGTCGCTCGTGTTGCTACTCAGACCCTTACTTCTGGTGATCCTCGTGGTACTTGGACTCCTGCTGCTGGTAACGTGCCCAATGGGACGCGACTGCATAAGGTGAAGTTCCAGGGGCTTAAGGGTAACCTGTACGGCGCTCGTCACGTTCAGGCGTAATTAACAATAAGTACCTACGCGCTTTGTTCAATCCAGAGTGCGTAGGTACAACTTTGTGAGGGATGTTATGGCGAAGCTGTCAGTTATTATTACCCGTGTACAAGAGCTATTAGGCTTATCTGCGGGATTGAGTACACAGACATACGCACAGCCGAAGATCGTACAGTATGTGCAACTAGCATATGCTGATTTATTTATTAAACGGTTCTGGGATGATTATTCTTCTGTCAGTACATTTACTCTCGACGGCACAACTGGTAAGACCGTAGAGGATTTGACTGACTTAATTAAATCTGTGAACGATATTCAATACATCTGGTATCAGGACTACAACAATCCATTACCTAAAGCCCCTAATAATCGACCGCTAGTTAATCTAAATGTGGCATGTTTCACTCCTTACCGAGATGTTACATGCCCTTTTCGTATTTATCCACTGAATGCATCTGATGTTATTCACGTTCGTTATCGCACTAAGGACACGTTACCTTATTCAGAGAATGACGAAGTGAATATGCATGAAGAGCTTATCGTACGGCGTGCCGCAATGATGTACGTTATGAACGATGCAGCTAACCAGACGCTTATTCAGTTGTTTACCTCGCTGTACAATGAACACCTAATGCAGCTAGAACGTTTAGAGATGAAGGATAATAGGTCTCTCTATTCTTATAGCTCGCAGAACGTTACCGAGTGGCATGATGCGTAAAGCTTCTGGTAGCATTATGAAGACGGCCAGCATCGTAGATTTCGGTGGTGGATGGAATGTGGCTGATGCTCAGTTTAACTTATCTAGTCGGTTCCTTACTGTAGCTGATAACGTTGTAATTGATATTGATAATGCTGTTTCGCCTAGACCGGGTTATAAACTAATCCACACGCTGCGAGACGGTAATGACTTTGCTTCTGTAAATCTTACTAGTACCTGGGCTGTTAGTGCTAGTGGTTGGATTGATATTCCGATCACTGGTCATTCGTTTGTCAGCGGTAATCATATCACTATCAGTAATGTTGTCGGTGATGTCAGTGGTATCCCGAATGCAGAGATTAACCGCACACATGGCATTCGTGTAATTGATCCTAACACCATTCGTATTCAGACTAGAACTACTGGATCGACTGCTAGTGTTAGTACCTCGTTTACATACTTCCGTGACGATCATACACTAGCTGGTAACATCATCGAAGCAGCGTTCTTTCAGAATTATATCATCTGTATGGATGACTGTGGTGAGATTGCTCGTGTTCATCGTGATACAGGTGTAAAGACTAACATCTGGAATTTATCTACTGCCTACGCAACCGCTGGTAATCCTCGTGGTTGGGGACCGTGTGATCAGTATTCGTATGACACATGGAAGCAGACTATGATTGTTGTTAATGGCAGAGATAATGATAAGCCTATCGAGATTAATAACAATCGTCCTTCGTTAGGCCCTGTTCAATATCTCGTTGATCCTGCTACATCTAGCAACACGTATGTCTATCCTGCTGACTATGTTCAGACCAGTGATGGATATACGTTGCTTCATGGTGCCAATAATCCTAATACCCCTTCTACAAATACACCTACCATCGTAGAAATTAGTGCGGAAGGAACAAGTGGTGTCTTTACTGGTAATCCCTCTCCCGATGACGCTGTACAGGTCGATCTTGGTCGCGTTACTACAACCGTTGATCCCGTTATTACTGGCGTTGGTAGCATCCGTAGTAATGTATTCGTCGCGTTCAATGACACTGCTATGCTTGGTACTTTGGGAACATATGACGGTACTACGCATAAGCCTTCTTTCGGTGATCAAATCCCGCAGCATGGATCGCTTAATCATCGTGTAATCAAGAACGTTGGTAATGACCTGTTCATGTGCGATTACGCCGGTGTTCCTGCATTTGCGTTATCTGCACAGTCTGGCGTTGTTATCCCTTCTAGGTTATCTCAGTTAATTGATCCTGCACTGAACGAACACTTCGCTAGGTTATCCGAGTATACGCTTCGTTATCGTGTGTGGGCTCTGATTAATACCCGTGACCGTCAGTACATGCTATTCGTTCCTAAGTTCGATAGTGCTTCTGCTTTCGAGTTAGATGATGATGGTATTTATTGCGTAGAAGACTTTGGTGGTGTTCCTCAGGTTCTAGTTCGATCGCGTACTGCTCATACTGTTAGCCCCGGTGACTTCGTTGAGGTTACTGGTGCTGTTGATATGCTTGGTTTAACTGCTGCTAATATCAATGGCACTCGTAAGATCATTACTGTCATTGATAAGAACACATTCGTTATGGAGGTTGGAGCTATTCCTTCTACATACGGTGTGCAGGGGGGTGGTGTGTTTATGAGTGCTGCTCCTATCAATGATGAGAATATCGGATACATCTATCAGTTTAATCCAGAGTTGAAAATTCGTCGCTGGATTAGGTATCGTGATCTTTCCTTCGATTGTGGCTGCTTGTCTAAGACAGGTGAAGTCTACATGATGAAGGATGGTAAGATTTATGAATTTGGTACTCGTGATCGTAAATACTACGGTGACGAGCTAGACGAATGGGATTACACTTGGACTGCTGGCACTAATTATATTGTTGGTGATCGTGTTAAGCAGTCTAGTGGTGAGAGTAAGATTTACGTCTGTTTAGAAGCTCATACATCGTCTGGTACTTTTAACGATGATGTGGCTACTAACTATGGTGTGTGGGAAGAGTATAAGGGCATTCCTATTAAGTGGGTTGCAGAAGGCCCATGGTCTGATTATGGCCAACGTATGTATAAGAAGCTCAATAAATACGTAGCCTTCAATACCAGTGGAACAGCTAAATTTACTCTTACTGCATTCGTTGATAATATCTATCGTGATCTAGTGTCTGAGGAATTGTTAACCAGTAATAGCAATGTTTACGTAACCAAAGCTGCCGAGTCTTCATTCGTAGGAACAGATGCAGGTGGTTTTGGTTATGGTCAGCAGTCTTATGGATTAGGTAATCGTACCAGAGAACAGACTCTATATGAATTTCCTTTTGAATGTAAGCTTGCTAAGATACGCCTGTCTGGTGTCGGTACTGAACCACTTAAAATCTCTGGTATCTCATTCTTATATCATCGTGGGAACATACAGCCATGACAGGTGCAATCAAAGAACTAACCGGAAGCTTCAAATTCAATATCATCAATTATGACTTCCCTAGATGGAACGCCTACGAGTGGGACAACTGGCGAGCGCTTGATGGTATTCTAGGGGGTTTGACTGGTGGTGTTATCTACCGTGGTGAGTGGGCCTTATCTACTGCTTACTTAGTCGGTGATCGTGTATTTGATCCGGTAAGTGGTTACGTGTATTACTGTCAGGTGGCGCACACGTCTCCTGCTAGTGGTACGTTTGCTGCTTATCGTACTGCTAATCCTACTCACTGGCGTAACAATGTAGAAGTTCCTATCTATAAGGGTGCTTGGGCTGCTGCGACTGCATATTATCGTAATGATATTGTGTTTGTTGCGCCTACCAAGTATTACTTCTGTATCGCTGCTCATACCTCGTCTGGTGCATTTGCTACTGATATTGCTAACTGGACGCTGTTGTTCGATATTGTAGCCGCTGCAACCCTCGCTGATTATAACAGTCAGTGCAGGTTAGATTATGTCTCGGCTACACAGATCAAGTTGTCTCCTTACAAAGGCAATAAGATTATCATCGATAACACTACACAGTTAATTCCTACTGGTGGTGTAACGCTGTCTAATTCTGGTATGTCTTCTAGTACACTGTATTATATCTATGCGTATATGAACAGTGGTACTATGACGCTAGAGTATTCTACTACTGCTTACACTATCGATACTACTACTGGTATTCCGTATAAGACAGGTGATACAACTAGGGCACTTGTTGGTGGTGTTTATACTAATGGTAGTTCCCAGTTTCAAGATACTACTGCTTGGCGTGGTGTATCTAGTTGGTTTAACAGACTTAGTAAATTTACTCGTGTAGCATTAACTTCTGACTTCACGTCCAGTACTGCATCTACAACTATCACAGCCCTCACGACGATCTTTGTTGCTTGGACTGATGATACTGTGATGGCGGTGTTTAATGGCAACGTCAAAGTCAGTGCCGGAACAGCTAGTGTCTATCTTAGTAGCAACCCTGGGAATGAGGTATCTACTAGGACCGTTAGTGCCAATACCACATATCGCACAGAAGCATTAAACCTTTCATTCGTTCCTACCAGTGTTGCTACTGCGGTTATTGTAAATGTTACTAACTCTAGCTCTACCATCACCGTCGAAGGACTAGCTGCTCCTACTGTTGGTTATGGTTGTAATGTCACTGTTTATTATAACGGGTAACTACCATGGCCGAAAACAGGTACCAAGAAGATGATGAGGATGACGACTTTGAGCGTGTAAGATTAGTAGACCTTCCTAAACACACTCAGAAATTCTTGCAGGGTTTGCGTAAGGAAGAAGTAGAAGAACTGAATGAAGCTATCCAATTCATGGGTAAGGTTAGAACAGTAGGCACATTCGGCAAGTGGTTAATCATTACTGCTGTTAGTTTATTTGTTGCAACGGTTACTCTTGGAGAACATCTAGTTAAGTTCAGAGGATGGTTTAGATGAGTGCACCTATTCAAGGAGATTTGTTTATGAGTCGTACACCGTGGTTTGACAAGGCTAAGGAGTATGTTGGCTTACGTGAGATCGTAGGTATTAAACATGCTCCGTTGATCGTTCGTATGTGGTCTCGCATTAAGATGGCAGGGATTAAAGACGATGAAACACCATGGTGCGCTGCATTCGTCGGTTCCTGTCTTGAAGAAGTTGGGATCACATCAACACGAACGGGATGGGCTCTTGACTATGCAAAGTGGGGACAGAAGCTCGATTATCCGGCAGTGGGAGCAATCGCTTACAAACGAAGGACTAATAGCGCGGGAAAAGTTATTGGAGGCCATGTCGCATTTGTCGCCGGAGCAAATAAAGCAGATCGAGTGATGTTATTAGGTGGTAATCAGGGCAACAAGGTAGGTATTGACCCATTCGTGGCAGGTGGTATAATGGGTTACCGCTGGCCTAATGGGTATCCTTTACCTCCGCGTGCACCACTACCGCTTGTCTCAGGTGGTACGAATAGTGTAACTGAAGCGTAGAAGGTGGATACTATGGATTTTCTTAAGGGCTATAAGACGGTTATCTTCAATACATTCATTATCATCTTCGCTGCGATCGAGGCTGGTACTTATTCTAACGTCATCCCTGACCAGTGGGAGCCGTTGGTTATTGGTATTGTCGGTGTGGTCAACATTTTCCTTCGTGCACAGACTAACACCCCGATTGCAAGGAAGGAATAATGTATACGGTCACTGAGTTGTTAACGGACGAACATGTTAATGACATAGTGGCCATGGGTAAGGTGTTCGTCTCTGAGAATGGGCCGCATCTTCAATATGACGAGGGAGAAGTTAGAGCTACTTGCCGTCTTGTTATGAGCGACATGGACCGTGAGTATCTTAACATCTTCCTCGTTTATAGGGACCATGAGCCGTTAGGTTTTATCTATGCGTCTTGCGGCAAATATCTCTTCAATAAGCAGAGGTATGCACAGCAAGAGTTGTTGTTTATACGTCCTGCTTATCGTGGTACTAGGGCGTTCTTGAAATTGATTAAAGCATTTGAAGAGTGGGCTAGATTGCGTTCTTCTGTAGAAATTTGGATGGGTGCTGCTCACTCTAAATCACTTAGTAATATCCTGCCTCGCATTGGCTACCCAGAAGTTGGGACATATCATAAAAAGAGGACTGTGTGATGTGGAAGTTAATTCCTAACGAGTATCATTATCACAAAGGCGGTGGTAATGGTGCTATGATTGCCATGATGATGCAGATGGAGAAGAATGCTCAGGAAGCCAAGCAGGCAGAAGCAGAACGCAATGCTAAGGCCGAACAACAGGCTTTAGAGCGTGAAGAGCGTCTTAAGAATGAAGCTGCTTTAGAGAAGGCCAACAAGATTGAGCAGACAGGCCGTAAAGTTAGCGGTGCTTATGATGCTGCATTGTCTGATGGTCGTCGCCGGTTAGAGTCTAAAGGTATTGATCCTGAACTCGATCCATATGGCATCATGGGGCTGTATAGAAGCTCTCTCGATAAGGCTCGTACTGGTCTTCCTGAGATTGTTGAGGACACTAGTAACCTGTTCTCTCCTTCACTGCTTGAAGATGCTATCTCTGGCGTTCGTACTACACAGCGTAATAAGGTGGGTGCGGAAGTCAAGAATACGTTTGCTGATGACTTCGGTCTACAAGCATTCAATGATACCGCTGACGATCCTATTCTACAGTCTATTCTCGATAGTCAGAAGCAGGAAGCAGTTACTGCACTTGACAGGGCTCTCGCTCGTGGCGGTATGAATGAAGCTGGCCGTGCTATCGCCGATCGAGAACTAGAAAATATGACTAAGATGGGTCTGGCTAAGGCTAACTCGCTTGGTGGTACTGTTCTTGGTGGTTATCGTACACAGTTGGATGATGCTGTCGGTAAGGTTCGCTCTAAGGCTAATGAGTGGGACTTTAACAGTGGATTTAATCTCGATAAGGAACGTGGTACGATTGATAGCCTTAAGGGGTCGTTGTCTAGCAGGCTTGAAGGCGATGTTCTTAACGCTCTCAGTGGACAGTCGTTCTTCGATACTGATGTGTTGTTAGGTAAGGCTGGTACAGGTTCGGGTATTAATAACGGTCTGCCTGCTGCTAGTGGTGCTGCGTCTAACAATGGTCTAATTGGTTCTACTACTGGTGTGGCCGATCGTACTAAGGCTCCTACCAGTTCTTCTACTCGTAAGCTGACGCCGCTTGATGAGGTGTTCTAATGGTCTTACCTCTAATTGCTGCTGGATTAGGTGCTGCTGGTAGTATTGCCGGTGGCCTTATGGGCGCTAATGCTACAGAAAGCGCTAATAAAACTAACCAGATGATTAATATCATGAACGCGATGATGCGCGAACGTGAACGTATTGATCAAATGGAACAGGCTGGTACTGTACGTCGAGAAGATAAACTCGGTGGTACTGATGCAGACGGCAATGTTACTATGTTTGTCCCAGGTAAGGGATGGGTAGTTACGCCGTCTACTAAGTATGATGAAATTCAACAGTTGCAGCGTAGAGAACAGACTGCACAACTGTATAATGATCTTCCGTTACGTCGTCGTGTAATGGAACAGAACTATGCAGATCAGGTGCAGGATAGGGAAGAGGAAGATAAGTACCTTAAAGAGCTTAAATACGCTAAGGTAAATCCTGAAGGCATTCGTGCTATGCTATTTCAGGATGCTAATAGCGGTATTCAAGGTTCATTTGACGAGTCTACTGCTGCTGCTCTACGGGGAGTGGGCCGTCGTGGTGGTGATGCGTCTGCTGTACTGTCTAAATTCGCTAGAGAACGTGCTGATGCTACCGGAGATGCGTTCGCTAAGACAGGTGTTCAGTCACTTGAAATGGCAGATCGTATGTCTAAGAGCAATGTCGGCCAGTTACAGAACCTGATTAACTTCTTTGGTGGCCGTGCACGTGGTATGCCTGCTGTACAGTTCTCTAAGGATGACTCTGGTGATCGTACTACTGCTAATGCTAACAACTCTCTAAGGTCTTTCCTGTCTGGATCGCAGAATAGTGAAGGAATGCTTACAGAGGCTGCTGGTAAACAGGGTGGTAAGGTCGATTATATCACTCCTAACCTTGGATATGCGAATACGATGGTTCAGGGTGGGCAGGCATTGGGTAATTTGTTCAAATCGTTCGGTCGGCAGGAACAAACTTCAAATAGGTGGGAATAATGGCTACTACTCCTAACCTAAATCCTACTGATCCGTGGACTCTTGCTCAAAAGTTCTTAGATAATCAGAATGCAGAGTTCAGACAGCAGGCTTCGTTCGACCAACGTGACAAAGAACTGAAGGCTGCTAGGGAACAGAAGGATAAAGACGAGGCATTTCGACCTATTCGTAGGTATAATGAAACTCGTTCTGTTGGACAGGCTAATATCGAGAACGCTAAGGATGCGGAAGCTGCTGGTTTAGGTACTGGCGGCTCTCGTTATCGTAGCGGTAAGGTTGGTCCTAATGATCCTGAAATCTTCAATGAGTTTATGGAAGGTGTTAAGGAGAAAGGGCTGACTAATCCGTATGGACTTGCTGCGGTTGCTGGTACAGGTCAGATTGAAAGCGGTTTCTCTAAGGGTAATCTACATCGTAAGTGGTCTGATCCTAGCGAGAGTGGACAAGCAGGTACTAGTGGCCTGTTAATGTCTTGGCGTGGTGATCGGCTGGCTAAGGCTATTCAGTACGGTAGACAGAATGGTGAAGAGATGCCGTCTGCGCGTACTCAGGGTAGGTTCCTTGCTGACGAAAATCCTCAGATGGTTCAGGAATTACAGAACGCTGGCAGTCTCGCTGAGGCACAGAAAATTATTAACAAGAATTGGCGTTTTGCTGGTTGGGATACTGGTGGCGGTAGTTCTAAAGCACGTCTAGATGCATCGTCTGCATATCTTAAGCAATTCGGTGCTAACCCTATGACTGCTAAGGACCGTAATGCGGCAGGTGCTCAATTAGCTCAGACTACTCCACAGGATAATAAGAAGATCGATGTGGATGGCAGAGAATATTTTGAAGTTCAGATGGATGCTGACGGATTTAGGAAATTACAAGCTGGTATGCCTGGAGCACGTGAGAAGCTTGTAGTCGATCCTACTAAACCTGTCGGACCTCGTGGCCAAGTTGTGGTTAAACAGTATACTGGTGTTAAAGCTCCGGTTGCTCCTACTACAACTCCTAATATTCCTGTTCCTGCTGCTACTGCACAAGCTCCTACTGTAAAGCCTATGGGATATGATGGGAGTGAGGATGAATTTTAATGGGCATTCTTGATTACTTCCGTGAAGGTGCTGATTACGGCGCTGCATTAGGCGAAGAACAACGTCGATTGCAGGAACAAGCTATTGCAGCACAGTCTACACCAGAAGCTGACCGGCGTAACAAGGCTACTTTAAGGGTAGTTCCTTCTGCTGTTGCACGTCTGCCTACTTCTATCATTGAAGGTGTGCAGGCTGTTGACCAGATTGTAAGCTCATTCGGAGAACGTAGTGGTAGCATCCCTGAGAACTTACAGAGAGCACGTTATCGCGAAGGCGGCTTTGATAAGGTACAGGAATTTCTTGCTAACAAACAAGCTGAATGGCAAGCTGCAAATCCTGATGCTACATCGGAACAGATTAAAGAGTTTGTAAGTAAATATCAGAATACTCCGGAATATGTAGCCTTTGAACGTCAGCAATTACCCGATCGCTTCGGCATTCCTTTCTATAGGAAGAATGAGGAGGTCGGGGACGCTATTGACAACTTCATGGGTGTGCCTACTGATAATTTGAAGACGAATACCGAGAATGTTCTACAGAATGCTACTCAGGCACTTATTCCAGTTGGCATTGCTAAGGGGCTTCCTAAAGCTGCACGTATTGCTGCTGAGTTTCTACTTCCCGGCAACCAAGCTACTACAACTGCTGGTAAACTGGCTGTTGGCGGCGTGGCTGCGGGTGCGACTGCTGGTATTCAAGCTGGTTTAGGTCGTGATGTTAAGCCGGAAGAATATACTGAGACACTGCCGAAGGAACCTGTACCATTAGCGGCTGTTAACTTTCCTGAACTGAATACTGCTGATGGCGTAGAGCCTCCTGTAACTGCTAATGCTACTGACAAGGCCGAACAGATCGGTGCTATCAGTGGTATTATTCCAGGTGTGCAGTCGCTTGGCATTTTCGCTATGTTAGGTGCAGCCGCTGGTATTCGTCCTAAGATTATGCCTAACATTGCAGATACTGGTCCTGCTTATGCATCTAAGGCTAACGTCGCTGGTCCTAGTGTTACAGAGACTACTAAGGAATTAGCTGGTACTGCATATCTTAAAGCCAATCAGGTATTAGACGAACGTGCTCCTATTCAGAGTGCTATCGCTAAGGCTGAAGGTAGCTATGCTAAGGGAGTAGAGGGAGCTAATGAAATCGGTCTTCATAGTCCGTCTGCTGCTGGTACTTCTAAGCGTAATCATGCAGAATATGGTTTCCTCGGTGATCAGCAAGTTACGCCGTTAAAGAACTTAGATGATATGCGTACCGCTCTACGTGATTATCGTAAAGAGGACGGCACGGATGGATGGGATAACGTCAGTAAGTATTTACTAGCTCGCAGTGAGTTGTCTAACCGTGGTCGTTATATCGATGAAGTAAACGCGAATATCCAGCAGAAGTATATCGAACACACTGCTGCTGTAAATGCTAAGGATGTTGCCAAAGCTAATGACGTGATGCAGGAGATTGTTAAGTTACAAGACGATCTCAAGACACGTATGGATAAGAGGTTCCAATTACAGCAGCATTCTACCGATGAACTAAAGGAGATGATTAAAAACGGTCCTGATGTTCCCGGCGATAATATGCAGATTGGCTCTCGTTACGTGAAAGCGTTTGACGAGAATAATCGTGCATGGATGAAGCAGTTAGAGAAGGATGGTCTTATTGAGCCTGAGGTAATTGCTCGTATCAATAAGCATCATGACGGCTCGTATGCTCCCATGATTGAAGATGAATTGAAGGGAGCTAAGGGCATCTCGCGTGTGTTTGCTAAAGCTACTAGACAGTTACAGGGTGATCCTGATCCGTCTAGTCAGTTAGGCATGCGTGTTAATCCATTCTCGCAGCGTGATATTCGTGAAGGTGCAGAAGGTGCTGAGTTCTTAATGGACCCACATAACGCACTGTTTAAACGGAGTAATCAGTATCATAACTGGCGAGAAGCAGAACTGTTTAAGCGTGATGCTGTAGAAAGGATTATGAGCGGTAAGAACGCAGACGCTGTTATTGAAGAGAAGTTAGTAGGTAGCGGAGGAAGAACAGCTTTCTCTGATGCAGAAGTGTATGCTATGTCACAGAAGCGTGATCTTAGTGAATTCATTCCTGTTAAACTGACTGGCAATAACGGTAAAACTACGTTCATTAAGTTCCGTGAACCGATGCTCACTAGGGCTCTACAAGCTGGTCCTATGGATGCGTCTATTTGGCGTGCTATGACTTCTATGTTACAGCGTGGCGCTACTGGTGCATGGAATTTAGGCTTTGCTCCTATGTCTACTATGCTTGAGAACGCTGGTATTCAGATCATGCGTCCTCGTGGCAGTGTTGGTCCTATTGCTGGTAACATTGGTAAAGCTGTTAATGCTGTTGCTGGTGAAGGTGCGGCACTTAAGACTATCAATGCTATCGAGAGTGTGTCACATGTGTTAAAGCCTGCTGATCTATTAGTTGGTCAGGCAGAAGCTGTATATGGTGGCGCACAGCTATGGTGGAAACAGAACCGTATTCGTCTTGCTGATAACATGTTAACTGGATTAGCTACTGATGACGGCTGGTTCGGTGCAATGATGAAGATGCCTGCTTTCCGTGCTTGGGCTACTAAGTGGGCACAGAATACAGTAGATACATTCCAAGATACTATCGAAGGTGCACTGCTCGATGGTAAAGGAATGACGTTCAATACACTCGCTAAGAACCTAGAACACACTAGGGAACTAGAGAAGTTTATGGACGTGCATGTGCCTCCTGTTGCTAGGTTAGTTGGTAGTGCGGTTGCTGAACCTTTTAAACAGATGAAGCTTGCTATTACCTCCTATCGTGATGCTGCTAAATGGATGCACTATAATAGGCAGGTATCGTTCAACGCTCTTAAATACGGTGGTGAAGATAAGATACCTGAAGCTGTATTTAAGAAGATGCAGAATGAGGTGCGTACGCTGACTGGTGACTTCACGAAACGTATGGGCAATTCTTCACTGCAAATGGTGGATGATACTATCCCATACTTCCGTGTTATGATCCAGTCGAATAAGAACTTCTACCAGCGTATGATTAGTGATCCTAAGTTAGCTGGTGCAGTTATCGGCGGTATTGTTCTTCCTAAAATAGCTTTTGAATATGAGATGGCTAATTGGGATAAAGAAGCATATGACTGGTACTACCGTCAGAACAATGCTTATGAGCGGTCTGGTTATGTGGGTTTTGTCCGTCCTGACATCATGTATCGTAGGCATGTATTAGGAGAAGAAATCCCATTCTCGCCTGACCATGTCTATAAGTTATTCTCTCCGCAAGAAGCACGTCCTATTACAGAGGCTATCACACAGGCCATTAGGGGATTAGGTGCTTACAAGGCTGGACAAAAGGATAAAGTTGCAGATACTACTATGGGCAGTCAGTTTGCTCAGGCTATCTCTGCTGCATTTGCCCCAGGTGTTCCGCCTCCGTTAGCAGCTATCCTTGCTCAGAATGGTGTACGCCTCGATGCTGGTGGTATGCTTAGAGGAGAGAACTTAGTACAGTCTGATAGTGATAAAGACCGTGTTAATAAGCTCATTGCAACTGATAGCAGCATTACTAATAGTATCCATAATACACTAGGTGCGTTAATGGGTGGTATTGGTAAGTCACTTGCACAGGGCTATGCTACTGGTGAACAGGTATATAAGCGCACTGGTAAGATCGAAGAGGCTATTTGGAAGGGTGCTACAGAAGTTAAAGATCGTGTTATGGAAGGGCGAGCAGAACCTATTCCGTGGCTCGATCTTGTTAACACACGTAGATATAGACAGACACCTGTTACCGAGGAACTGTATAAGAACCGTCAAGCCTTCCAAGTCATCAGTGGCTCACGGACCGGAGGTAAAGCATTCACACCTACCGATCCTGTTCTAGCTTATATCACTGATGAACTACGAGCAGCCTCTAAAACCTACGAACCTAAAGACTTCACTACTCAATATAAGGAACTAGACACCAAGCTTAAAGCAATCGAAGACAACCGTAGCGTACCAGTACCTGAAAGACAGAAACAATCTGGTGAACTACTTAAACAACTGCATCAACTCTCTATCGAACAGCAGAAATGGATGCTTAAGGAAGAGAAGTCAGTTGGTCTACGTGAAATACAGCCCGGACTTACTGTCGCTGATGCATATAAGAAACAGTTTAGTGAACCCTTTACATTACAGAACTTCGCTAAACGAGTTAAGGTACTAAAGAACAGACAGCCTCAGTAACATATACAAATAGAAAAACCTCCGTAAGCGTAATGCCTACGGAGGTTATTTTTTGTCTAATATTCTTCGTAACAATCTTTACAAATATTAGCCCAGTTAACACCTTGTTTTAGTTTAGGGCCATTTGGTGGAAGATACTTAACTTTCATATTCTTCCATCCAAAGTCCTTCGCCATAACAAGGGCTTCTTCGCGCTCTAATTCGTTAGTCTCTAATTCGCCTTGGCACTCATCGCATATAAATACAATTCGTTCCTTTCGGCGAGCTATCATCTGTCATCACCACTTCCTTGTAATGTTTTATTCTTCTTTCGTTCTGCAAGTTTATTAAGATTGTTCATAGCAACTAACGATAGATCAATATCTAACTTTTCGCAACATTGAGCCAGATACCAAAATACATCACCAAGTTCATCAATCAAAGCGAAACGCTGTTCCTTAGTAATAACACCGCCTCCATCACGAATAACTTTCTTAAGCTTATTAGCTACCTCACCAGCCTCGCCTGCAAGACCAAGAACAACATAAGCAAGCTGTGCTGTATTTGCGCCGATTGCAGAAGTGGTATTATAAACAGCAGTAGAGGTTGTTTGTTTCTGGTAGTTATCCATGTCCATATCACTCTCCAACCTTCCATTTCTTAAGAGTTGACCATCTATGAATACCATCGTCATCTGGATAGCTTATTTTCGTATCAGCAGGGATAATAAGAGACTCTCCTTTGATCACGATAGGCGTCTCGGCATGCTCCTTCATGATGGCGATACAGGTCTTCAATTTATCCAGCGGAGCAAGACACAAAAGGGCGTCATGGACGTTTAGCCATATACGGGCATGTAGCGGCCACCGATCATCCTCATGGCACTTATAGATAACCCTACAAATATGATCCCCTAGGGTTGACTGGGGCTTGTATGCGACTATACTCTCTAAAGCTTCAGGAGACAGACGCTCTAGCAAAGTCCACCTGCGGCCGTAGGCATTGAATAGGTTCTTGGTATCCCGTACCTCCCTCTCGATCTTACCCCACCATACCTTAATCTCAGGGGTTGCCCGATGGTATGCGTTATAAGCCTTATATGCCTCGCCCAAACTAAGCCCTGTAGTCTGCGCTAGTCGATCCGGTCCCATACGATAGTTAAGGCCATGACGACAGCGCTTCGCAATGAACCTAATAGTTTTGTGAATGGAGCCGTCATCATGTGTTACTTCATCTGCGGTGGGAACCTCGTCGTAAGGGATACTGAACATTTCCCCGGCCAGAGCCCTATGCGCGTCGTAGACACCATCAAGTCTAGCACGCTCGAACTGTTCCTTCCAAAGAGGGATGTCAGCGAAGTAAGCGACAAGTCGAGCCTCAGCTTGGGAAGCGTCGAAGTATCCAATACCAAAGCCGGGATCAGCGATGAACATTGGGTACGCTCGCGAGGGCTGGTTCTGAAAGTTCATACCAGAACCCCACATGACCTTGCTGCTTGATAGACGGCCAGGAGCGGATTGAACACCTGTTTGTTTATATTCGCTTCTGGCTCGTCCGTCTGGATCAATCTCCATTTCTGCGTAAGTAGTTAAGAATTTGTGTTCTCTGAGGTACCCATCGAGACTCGTGATAACATCCTTAGCAAGATCATTAGTTCTAGGATGTTCATACATTCGTTTTCTATTTGCCGCATCAGTCGAAGTGCCTCTCCCGACAAGTTTAAGTCTTCGGAAGAATAAGTCGCCAAGTTGTACAGGGGACTTCGGATTTGGTGCGTAGTCTTCAAGACCTGTAGCAAGTCGTACAGCTTGATGAAATTTGGCGAGCCTCTCTGCACAATCTTCCACGAGTCCACTTCTAATATTCTCCTTTAACTTCGTATCAATAAGCACACCACCGATAGTCATTCTGGCTAGATGTGGTTGCAGACGCATGACGTGATTAAAGAAGAACTCGTCTAGACCCTGCTTGATTAACTCCTTATGCATCTTCTGGCTAGCTGCTAACGTGTTGCAACAATCCTTGCCGTTATAGCGCCAGAACTCATCAATATCCCCTACATCTTTCCAGTCGTCTTTTTCATCCTTATAATATGGGTGATCGGTGTACTGTGTTGTGATGAAGCCGAGATTATGGGGAAGTGACGGGTAGAGGGTGTGGTGAGCAAGCATCGTATCGAACCAGATCGCAGTAGTCTGAATACTATCCTTGTATCCGAGCCAAGTAGTATCGAACATTCCATTCTGTGTAACAAATCGGACTTCCCGGTCTGTGTGTAATGATTGAATGTCTCTGCGGAGGATGCGTTCTTGTTCAACCGTATAGCGATTTTGATCGATGCTACGCCAATTGATGCACATAGCCTCGTCAACAGTATTCGCATAACCGATACAAGCTGTTTCATTTGATTTGGTCTCAATGTCCCATGCCACAGGTTGGCCGTCTTGACGCATTTTGTTGATCCACTCGCGAGCGTCAGCAAACGAAGGATTAATATGCGTAGTGATTACAGGTACTTTGAATTTACCAGCAATGACGCGCTTTAACTTACTAATATCAAGTTGGAATGTGATCTCTGTCTTTGGTTCCCGTAGGATCATCGCAGGATTGTAAGTGCATATTACCTGTACCGTTCGTCCATTGGATAGTACCACAGGAAGAACAGAGCCACGCCATTTCGTAATCCCCTGGTGTCCCGCCAACGCCGATAACGCGAAGTTTCCTAGAGCTACAACATACTTTAGGTTCGGTAGTTGGGACAATTCCCATAACAGCAAATCGTTCCATTGTTCCTGCTCCGGCTTACTCATCGGTCTACGTTGATCGTCACCAAAGCTTACCTGACGCTTGGCAACATTGGTGATATAACAATCCATACGATTAATACCGAACTGCCGCATAGTAGTCCATAACTTGTGACCACTAGTACCGACAAGCGGCATCTTCTTATGTACTTCGCTATCACCCGGCGCCTCCGCAATTACTGCAATCTGGCTATTGAATGTACCATCAGCAGGACACTCGATAGACAGACCGCAAGTATCTGCACGCTTGGCGAACTCTGCTTTTAGCTGTGCAGTAGTGGTGATCATTAATTCATGCCCTTAGTGTTATCCTGCTCATCATCGCCATCGTCGTGGATTTCTACACGTGCTCCACCATTAAGCAGTGATGATACAATAGCCGCCAATGTAGCAGCCATATCCATAGGTTGCACATCTGTAACAATCTTCTGGTCATTAGGTAGGATAAGAATAAAACTCTCTCCGACCAGCTTCTTTACACTCTCATGCAATTCATCATTGTCCATTTGCTTCCCTTTCTGCGATCCAATCCTTGACAACCCTAATCAACTTTACATTAAAGCTGCTAGTTCCATCATTGTTAATATCAACACTCCGAACATCATCAAGCTCAATATAACTACGACTATCACCCTCAAAAGTGCATCCATCACGATGTAACCTAATTAAGAGTGCATTTTCATTACCAAATAATTGTAGCACACTATGAGCTTCTTTGTCAAATCCACTGTCGCTAATTACAAATAGGTCAGGTTGGTCTTCTTTAAGTTCGTCGGTTAATTGGATGTGCTCAGCAAGCAATTCAGTAGCAATCTTACCGAAAATATCTGTACCGTAACAAGGCTTCATCCACTTCTCAGACATATCAATTAGAAGCTGACGAATGGATACATTATATGGAGGTACAATAAGAGGCTTACTCATCTCCAATTCAATTTTACTGATACGCAATAACGCACTAGCCATATCTTTAAGAGGGCCAGAGAACTTATGATGAATAACAGTTAGATCATCTTCGTGTAGTAGAATTTCGGTAGCATAATCCTTACCACTACCGGGAGGACCATTTAAGAATACTACATATGGCTTAGGCATCATCGTCCCTTTGCAACATAAGGCTTCGGTGGAACATACGGACGCAGAGAATAGGTCAATGCTTTCTGATCACCAACAATCATCACATGACTCTTAGCTCGCGTAACAGCAGTATAGAAATTACGTCGATTGAGCATGAATGGCTTAGTATGTGACATCATATAAATCACCCTCTCAAATTCAGAACCTTGGCACTTATGGGTCGTGAGGGCATAGGCAAGGTCGAGAGAACGTCTAGGGTCTTTTGGGTAAAAGTTATCCTTATAGTGGTTGTATTCACTGAAGGATGCTGGGATATGTACTGTACGATCTCCAACATTGAGGTAAATGGAACCATCTGCAAAGATATCCTCTACGATACCGATTTCGCCATTGAGCATGAACTTGTGGGGAGGAACAGGGATGAACGTACTTTGAATACCTAAGTCACGATCACCAAAATCAGCGAACCTTTCATGGTAATCTCGCATATCATAGGTGTTTTCAGTACAGACGAGCTTATCACCCTTGGCAATCGTCAGTTCGCCACCCTTATCCCATGAGTGACGAGGCAACATCAGGTTATCGATCATCAACTCAGCACGGTTGTAAAACGCCTGTAGTTTAAGGTTCAGTGGGCCGGTGCCAATCCACGATTTCTTCTCTGGCGTGATGATTTGGTTGTCCAGCGTGTTGAACATCACATCAGCATCGAGTGCATTCTCTAGGTACTTGATGAGATATGATGGCTGATTGTCAGTAAATACATACTGGAAGTCATCAGCTTTAGCAGGAACACGCCCATGACGTACGTTGTTAGCGCCGATTAGAATACCGCTACCCTCACCCTGCCGAAATACATGTTCAAGCTTAACAACAGCCCCATCACGAGCAAGATGACGTTCAAAAGGAGCAGGTGCCTCCATTTGTGCTTGCTGTTTTTCGATAGGGGGTAGCTGATATACGTCCCCAAATACAAGAAGACGAGCACCACGCTTAAGAGCATCAATGAGATTACGATCCAACTCATAATTCACCATCGCATACTCGTCAGCGATAATAACATCATGAAATAGTGGATGATATGTATCTCGCTTGGGCTGACCGGGGTTCATAGGCTTGCCAGTTTCTGGATCGCGTTCACCCGGCATAGGATATTCAAGCAATCGATGCATAGTAACTGCTTCGATGCCTGTAGCCTGTGTAATACGCCTAGCAGCCTTACCAGTTGGAGCACATACGCCGATAATTAGACCTTGCTCGGCTAGTGCATTAACAACATGCTTAATAATCGTAGTCTTACCAGAACCAGCAGGACCAGTAACAGCTACAATTCGCTTACTCTTATCCAGACACAGATTTACTGCTTCAACCTGTACTGGATGAAGGTTGATTTCCATAATAGCCCTCGATGTGGGAATGAAAAGGTAGTGGCTTCAGCGCATCCTACAGGCAAAGAGTGCTTGCGCCCCAATTAAGAACTAACCAGCACCTTAGTTAGTTCACCACTATTTAAATACTACTTCAGCCCGTATGGATTGATTACCGTACGGACTGGAACAACACTAACAGGTTTTTTATCTACCACTTTAACGACTGTGGCCGGCGGTGCTACTTTCTGCTCGCGAGCTATACGCAACACTTCATTAGCTGCGAGGAAAGTTACCCAACGCGCAAACTCAGCAGGGTTCATACCGAGTAAGTCACACGCTTCCTGAATACTCTTGAACTTATCATCAGGACAGCGATAGTTGCGTTGGGGGTCTGCACCTTTTGGATTATTCCTACCACGAGGTAAGACGCCAGCAGGACGTGGTGATAAAATACTGATCTTCTCTGGAAGTTGTACTTTATCAGACACTTGCAGACCCCTTGTGCATTACGCCGCCGGAGCAGCTTCCTTAGACTTATCCTGCCAAGTGGTAAGGTTAACCTTCTTACCCGCTTCCGTAGCAGCAACATAAGCCTTAAGCGTATCCTGCGCGTTATACGAAGCGATCTCGACAACCGGCTTACCAGCGTCATCAACCGAAAGAAGAATGTTCAGAGTGCGAGCCTGACGCGGACCCTGGGGCTTACGCTTCTTCTTCTCAGTCGTGGTAGCAGGCGTGGTGACATTAGCCATAATAATATTCCCTAGTTATGAAAAAGGGCTAGACCACCATTGACCTAGCCCTATTGATATAGCCCATTGATAGAGCTACGTCAACCTCGTTAAACCATATCGACCTTAGAAATGCGCTCGCGAGTAACGCCTTCGTAGGTGTCATGCTTGATGGTGATCTTAGCTTCCAGACCGACCCACTGCGACAAGTCAATACGCTTGCTCATAGGAGCACCGATGGCCTCACAGAACTTACGCAGACGGTGACGCGACGGACCATCATCGGTAAGCATAACCATATGACGGATTTTCTTACCACCGGGCGCATTGTTGGTATCGTAGTCGGCCGGATAATCCTCTTCCTTAACAAAGAAGATCGGAGCGGCGTAAACAGAACCCTTCTGACTAGATGCACGAGTAACGCTCTCGATCGAAGCAACATACTCACGCTCAGGCAGCGGTTCCGGAGCTTCGGCTTCTGCAATGTTTTCAGAGAACTCGATGATGCTGTCGTTCTCGTCGTCATCAACAAGCGAAACCTGATCCTTCTTAGCCATTTTAATTCCTCTCAAACATTATCGATACGGGAAGGTCGAAACACAGCACGGTTCATAGCCATAAAAGCCTGTTCCATTTGTGTCCTAGCAATAGCAGTCCAACGATGATCGTATTTGTTGTCCTGCATCATATCATCAAGCCTACGCAAGATGATTTCTTCAAGGCGCTTATTCTCATTAACATAAGCAACCTTGTCATCCGTCTGTGGCTGATAACCAGAGACAGGAAGACCCTTGTGATCTGTCATGAATTACCTCTAGAGGGATGGCTACTATATACTAAAGACACACTAGCACAAGCCACTATATGTAGTAGTGTGACATTCATCGCATACCATTAGGCAGCGGTTGAATTACTTCTTCTTAACCTTGGGAAGTTCGAGCTTCTTCATATTGTTAGCCTTCCAAGCTTCGAACCATCCTTCGATAGTCATGTTATCCTTATCATCTAAATCATCAGGATCAAATGACCATTCGAACTCTGGATCGCCGCTAGTCTGGAACATACGTGTCTTACAAGGCTTCTTATTCCTAGCAGGACGGATCATAATACGACGATTACGACCAGCCCCCATATCACTAACATTCCACACTTCGGAAAAATCAAGAGCAGCCTGATCTGGCAATTGACCACCCAAAGCAAGAGTGATGTACAGAATAACACCATCGTCATTAGTATTAGGAGCAGCTTCGTGTGCAATAAAGATACAATGCTTATTAAGTTTGTTGGTAAGCGCAAGGACGTTCTTGATAAGCTGCAAAATAAGAGCGTTTCGAATACCATAAGCTTGGAGACCCGGTCGCTCAATCGAAACTTTACTACCTCCTTCTGAGACGCCATGCATCAAAGCCTTATAACCAATGTTAGTAAGACTGTCAAAGATAACTGTATCATAATTCTCTAAGACAGATGCGAGTCCCATAGGGTTATTAGTATTCTTCGCTTGTGCAAGTGTTGATGCAGGTACACCAGAGAAATCTACTACGTCTACATTAGCCCAACCAGCAACGGAGGCAGGGCCATCAGGATCGAAGTTAACAAGAAGCTTCTTACCGGGGGCAGTGCAAGCAAGTGTAGTCTTTCCTCCACCTGGACCGCCCCATAGAAGCATTGTCATTCGTTTAACTGTTTGACTTGATGGCTGGATTAGAAGGCCGCCCATCTTCATTTCGACTTCCGCCATCTACTTCTTCCTTATCTGTTAGAACAATTACTTGCCCACCAATAATAGAAGCAGGCGACTCTAGTACATCATACATAGCATGAGAAAAGAACAGCCTAGAACCAGTACCATTCTCAGCAACCATAACTACTTGATCTAAATTAATATAAACAGTACGTGTTTTATCTCTTGTGTACTGTTCGGTTAACTTGATGTAATTATTATACACTTTATTCTCCTTAAGTCAAGGAAGTTTTTGGCTCATTTAGTACTCATCAATCAAACGTGTAAGCATCTTTTCAAATTCTTGCGTTTGTTGGGCTATAAAGGCTTCTTTATTCTCGTGCTCTTTTAATTTTTGTATAGCGACAGTTGATGTTATCCATCCGAGAATTACATTTTGCTTTTGTAATCCTGACTGCGTTACATATAGGTTGGTTCTGATGCCGTATGCTTTTATCTCTCTAGTTGGTCTGTTAATCATTTGCTTTCTCGTGCAAAGGACTCCATTCATCATCAAACATATCTGCAAACATCTCAGTCCGTTCCTCTGGTGCAGCACTACACAAGGGGATATAAGAACACGGACGAAAATAACGATTGCAGCTATGAGTATACTTAGGCGCATTAGTGGGGTCGTCGTAGTGAAGCATGAACATTTCTACAGTATGAACTACCCACTTAGCCCACTCGGTAAATTGGTGTTGCTTGCGGAATACTGTGACTGTAGAAACCCCGTTAGTGTCATACACGCGCGGTTGGGGTATACATAAACCCCTAACACGTCCCATGCCCAAAGGGATACCGATAAGCGTGGATGCTGCGGCAAGGTAACCAGTGACCTGATGCGACATCTCGAATGATTGTTCCCACGCATCACCTAACCTACTCGCTGTTTTATTTTCCTCTACAAATGGGGCGCTAGGATCATTACGATGACAATGCACACCATCGATGCGGCCAACAAACCTAATAGTTCTACTAACACCGTCATCTGTTTCATACTCAATGATTAAATTAATAGGCGTCTCAATACCTACATAATCACCTTGCAGAAATGGAACGTTCCTACCAAACTCTAAGCGATCCAAGTACGCAATGCAAGCCTCTTCGAGATTAGACATAGTACGTCGTTTGTCTGATGGGTCGTCATAGAAAGGCCCATTATTGAGGATGCTGAGACAGCTTCTAAGTACTTTTGTTCTCTCATCCTCTGAACTATCAAGCTCCGCAAAGAACTCGTTAGCTCTTTCTTCCCCGAACATATTAACTGCACGTTTTCGTACAATGCTTCTAACATGTCCTTCGTCTTGATCCGGATAAGCCTTTCTGAAATTAGTGATAAGATCGACGCATCGCGCTGCTGCAAATACTTCATGACAAGCTGATCCTGCCTCCAACGCCATTGCTCTGGAACTTGTCGAGAATACTTTATGATAGCCATAACGAATAATGCCAAATGTTGGACACGTGTTAACAGCACTCATCTTAGTGAAGTCGAAGGCGTGTAACTTATCTAAATCATCCGAAGGTAAAGGTGTTCTCAGATTGAACTTCATTTAATACCTCAGTTGGAAACTCGTCACTCTGAAATTGTGGCGCTGCTTGTGCACACTTAATCTTGTCTAAATTGTTTTGTGCAAATCGTAAATGATTACGTGAACGATTTTTGTAGTTTAGCCATGCCTCTTGTTTGGTAGGGGCAGCCCACTTCTTATTTGCGTCATTCAAAATAAAGTGCTTACGTCCGCTAGCTTCCTCTACAAATACTCCTGCTCTTGTTTTCTTAATTACAGGATAAGCTTCGCAATGAAAATATACACTATGACCACCACCACCCAACCATTGCACTGTTGCTGACCATCGATAATAGTATTCTGTTTCCATCACTGCTCCCCAATCATCTGAGTAGAAGCACCAAGATCATCACTTGGTTCAATCAATCCAGCCTTACGCAATGCATTCTGATGTTCACGCTTCATAGCACCAGCACCTTCGACTACGTTATTCATAGTATCAATCATCTTGTCTAGCATCTGTGCCAACTCGGTGACTGACTTACGCAGTGTGCGGTTCTCTTCATTCAATGCCATAAGAATATACTTAGCACCGTTCTCAAATCCACGGTCACGGAGAATTTCTTCAATCTGATTTGTCTTCATTACGCTTAATCCTCTCGTTCTCTTTCTCTACTTCTTTAGATAACTGTAACATAGCATGCTCGAACTCGGTATCGACTAAACCACCTTGCTGCATTACGATGTTAAAGAACCTGACTGCTCGACGGGCCGCACTATGCAGGGTTTCTTCCATTACTTAACACCTTAATTGCAAAGTCATACGCCTCTACTACATTATTACGGCGCACCACAAAATCTCTAGCAGGTTGTGCATCACCGCCAGCAGTAACAGCTTTCTTGGCTTCTAGTTCTACAATACGTTTAAGTGCATCACGTTCTACAGTTAACAAACGAATACACCGTTCATTATTCATGATCCCCTCACTATTGCATACGCGGCGGCCAACAAAAATAAACTTAAACTTATTCCAATGGAAGCAATAATAGCACCAATGATCCTATGCTCGGTTTCAGTGCTCATAGCGGATCAGCCCCCAACTGCAATCGGAGCGCACGTAAATCATTAGCAGCTTTGGTGAGTTTATCGACGTACTTATCGAACTTATCAAGCTCCTTAATCATATTATGCATGCACTTATCATACCGAACACTAAGGTTAGCGGTAGATGCAGCATTACGGAGCTTCTTACTATCATTCAATCGATGATGTGCGATAAGTCGTGTGGTGCGAGCGTGTTCAATAATAGCATCTACTTGCTCGTCACTTAGTTCATTTAAATCAGTAGGAAGAATAAAAGAAGGAGGACGCTTACTATGATCGTAAGTATCAGGTGTAGGCAAACGAACGACGTTACTCATGTAATACCTCTCAGTTAACTATCTGATTAGTATACACAAATAACGTCGTAATGTCAAGGTAAGTTGTGGCTCAGTTAGTTTAGAGCTTACCTTCTGCTACCATTTCATCATACTTCTTTTTACACTTACGAGCAACAGCAGTGTTAGCTAGAAGGTCATCATGAAAACGAGCAAGGCAACCAAGTAAACTGACACATGCATTAGCCCTAGCCATCATCTCTTCGCTAACAGATGGATGATCTTTAACACCTACAATAGCATCAACCATACGCTTTTCGAGATCGATAATATTAGCAACAAGCAAGTGAGCAAAGAAATCTCCTGCCTGCTCATCCAATACCTTACACGTCTTAGCATCGTTAAGTGCCTGCATAAGACGTTCTATAAGTTTCTGCTGATCGCTCACGTTGTCCTCCTAAGAGACATTCATTAGAGTAAGTACTTACTGGTATGTAATTGGTGCGCGTGGTGGGACTCGAACCCACACTTTAGAGGATTTAAAGCTCTTGCCTCTGCCAATTGGGCTACACGCGCAATTACTTATCGATTAGCTAGACGCTTTGCATTCTTACGTTCACGTTTAGCTTCGGCAGCCTTCCAAAACTCAATGTCAATAGGCTGCACATCTTCTTCTGTCTTCTTCATTTCTTCATGCATACGCTTACGAGAAGATAAGATTTGGCTACGACGAGCGGTTATATACTTACGCATCATCATTCTCCAAAGCCTCGAGTAATGCAGAGTGTACAGCTACTGCCTCAGCTAATGTATTATAATGCACATAGATAGGATCGTCACGATACCTAACAGCATCTGAAACTGTAAAACCTGCATTAGGGCCAGTCTGCTTAACTTTACTAACCATCTTAATTTCAGACAGTCGTACACATACATCCTGCAACCAAAAGAATTTACTCATATCAATCCCTCACTGGCTTAACAGAGTAAATCTTAGTAGGCTCAGACTTCTTACTACAATCATTAACTACTTGTTCAGCAGCAGTAGCAGGAAGACCGAACTTAGTCTGCAACATTACCTTAACAGCAGTACCATCAAGACGCATAGCCCCCTTACGAGTAGTGAAGTCAAGGTTGTAATGTTGAGCATCAGTAACTACAGCACTCTCGCCAGCATCATTGGTCTTAGTAGCTGCGATCATGTCATTGATAATGCGGTTAGCCTCAGGCCCTACCTCCTTAAGCATATTCTCTAGCGCTGCCTTGCTACGATCATCAAAGAACTTAGCGCCCATCTTAGCAACGTAATACTCATGAAGGACAGCATCGAGAGGGTCTTGGCTAGGCGGTGGAGCATGATCTCCTTCTTTGCCGATAGACTTCATTGCTTTCTGTAGAGCGGAGTTCATGATTGCGAAGTTAAACATTGGATTGCCCTTTCCCATAGACTACGGGATATACCTGCTTCTGGTTGTTCACATCAAACTCACGTAATGTAAGCTTACTACGGCTGCCATCACGATCAATCCAGAAGTAATACCTATTTGGGATTTGTTTCATCGTGCCATTAACGCGGTCGATAAGAACCTTAATCCGCTCAAGTGTATCATACTTATTTTTGGGGAAAGGTTCGTATTTATATTCCTTATCAACTCTATTAAGGAGTCGCAGGAGAACTTTAATTGTAAAAGTTCGCATATGTATACTCCATTATCTTAAGAACGTAAGCACCATTGCTTCTGTTCATGTGATAATATAATTAAGATATCATACTTTTGTAGTTATGTCAAGTCTTCTTCATCAAGATTGGTATATAATATACTAATTAATGGATTGGGCTTTAGTACTGCCTCTTTATATAAATCATAGACACGCTTATCAACACGGATATAATCAGTGTAATAAGCTCCTTGTTCTAGTTGTGTCCATCCAAATTCAGGTGTAACCCAATCTGCTGGTCTAGCAATGATCTTAGGTACACTAATAGGCATCAAATGATTAACACGTATAATAGCAGGTGCAGCTACTAATGATATCAATCCAGTGATTAATCCTCTACGTGTTTGCATGTCTCTAATCCCCATTCAATAATAGTACGTACCTGCTCAGCGAATGACACACCATCCTTCAATGCCATCTGTTGGATAGTCTCAAACATATCAGCAGGAAAAGCACAGCAGATAGCTCTCATTGTACCGTGCTTAACACCATTCATTGTTGGCATAGGATGGCTTTTGTATGAGTGTTTACTTGCCACTATTTAACCTCTTTCAAACACATTTCAATTCGAGTAAGAGCGCGTTCGATATCATTAACCCTAGCATTTAATAGAGCTTTATCAGTCTCTACATCTTCTCCATCAATTGTATCCGCAATATTTAGAATACGTTGGATACTATTACGAATATCAACAGCAGCTTCTCTTAGATGATTAATCTGTGAAGGTTCCATCTTTAGTTTCTCCAATAGCCTATCACGTAGATCATTACCACTAATCGTTTTCATCTTATTCCTCCGTACAATTAGGTAGAATATTAGCTTCGATATAGTCTGCGATTTCTGGGAACGATTTATATTCTGTGTCGTTCATATAAATTAAAGTAGCCTGTTCAGGACCATTGATACTAATATAATGACCTACACCACTAATAAGTCTAACTTCGTCAGGATTATTACCATTGATTTTACAGTCTACTTCTATAGCTACACCTAAGCAACAATGTGCTTTTGCTCCTTTGAAGGTAGGTAGATCGATGCTGCATGAGTTACTAGTCAGAGAGCCACGATGTTGTTTATAGTTACCACTCCTAAGAGCTTCGATCCATGCAATACAGACTGACTTCTTCATTTCAAACTCTCCAATACCTTATAAAGCTTCTGCATCAATTGCTCATGTGTATGACTGTCGTTAATACAACCAATCTTAACCTGAGCAAACTGTGATTTAATAGGACGATCGTTGTTAGTTACTTCACCATGTACATCCTCATATGCCTCAACGAATACATTAAGCATATTCTGTAGATCATCATCACTAGTCAGACCTACAATAACATCCTCTAGCCTACGTTTGGGCACAGACATATTGAGATCGAGAAACACCTGAGCCAATGCAGCACACAAGTCATACTTAATAGGCTGCATGTTCTCTGCGTCGTATTCAATCAGTTGTTTCTGTGTCCACATCTCCGGAAGTGCTATCTTCTTCAGCATCGTTACTGCCAACACCGTCCTCAGGCTGAAATGTGAACCCTGCAATCTCTCCCGCCGTGCGTGCTTTGTCGATTGTAGTCCTTCTAAGACCGAGTTTGATGTTTCTGACTGCTGATCTTGATACGTCATAGTTGTACCTCTTGCTAACATATTCAGCGATAGTCTGTTGAGTTGCGTTAGTAGTTTGCAGCAGGCGCTTAATTTCTCTAACGGCTGCAACGGGTATGCCTGCCCTATCGTTTTGGTATTTATCATTCTCATTCTCCGACTTTGTGCCTGGCATTAGATGGTTTGGATTGCAACACAATGAATTATCGCAGAGATGACGAATGACTTTACCGTCGGGAATAGGACCATTAACTAACGTATACATAAGGCGGTATGCTAACCATCGTTGTCCTTCGAATTGGAAGTATGGACGATCTTTATATAGACTAGATGCACCACCTTGCCATGGCCAACACTTATCAGTATCACCACCTTTAGTATCTATGTTAGCAAATAGGTCTTCGATGGTGTTAGCTCGACTCATCCCACATCTTTCCATTCTACCAATGTGTAATGACTTGGAACATCACAACCTTCATTGATAATTACACGAGACAAAGCAAATGATCTACGAGCATTCTTTTCAAAACAATATCCATTAATAAACCATCCCGGTTGGTAGCCAAACCCAGGATTACTAATGAAGCTGATACTTTCAAACTCAATCTTTCTTTCTTTAGTTTCTCCCTTGTAGTTAGTATACATAAACTTAGCGATAATAACTTTATTACTCATCGAACTGTCCTTCCTTCCACTCTACACGAACACATGCGATACGGTTTTTGTTATAAGTATCGGCCACATCACGTTCACTAGCAAGCATGTATGTATATTCACCAATTGTATTTACGGCATTAGTATAAACATTCAGGTAACGAACACCACTCTTAGGCTCTTTCCATTCTTCGATTAGATCATAGTCGTTTCTATTTGCTACGGAACCATTGAGACACCAATTACAACGCTCGTAATATTCTCCATTAGTATTCTCGATATGACCAACTAGAGGATATGAGGCTCCTTTGTTAATCTTATAACCAATAAAGGCCTTATTACCGCTGTGTGTCTTATAATACTTACCAACTTCGATCTTCATTTCATTTACCTCTTCGATGATATCATGAGGAGTTTTCTGTTCTTTATTACGATAACATGCACCATTATCGAAGAAAACACAACTGCCTTCCTTAAAATAAACAAGATTATGGTTTCTATTTACTTCTGTACACTCTGTAATAATTCCATCACGTCTACGATACTTCTTACCGATCTGAAAGTTTAACATGAAACACATCCTCTGGTTCTATATCATTCTGAATACGCAGCACTGAGCCATCATCATGACAGAGTAAGTACGTACCTACCCACTCGCTTGGATTATCTGACTTGTTTTGGATAGCTAGCCAGAGTTGCCATGCATTGTTATGTCGTGTAAGTCCCATGAGCCGCGTTCCGACAGGCACACCAATTCTATAAGGAGGATCAGAAGGGAATGTCATCGCCGTTTACAATCTCCATATCAGCCTTACGATACTCTAACTGAAGCGCAAGCAACTGACTATTGCCACGCTGTGCAGTAAGAGTAAACTTCTCATACACATCTAGCATTGCATCGAACAGCAGAGGACTAAACGACTCTACTTCCAACTTGATACCATCTTCTTGCTTTTCTGCCTTCACACGCCACTTTGTATTCGCATACTGTGGATAATAACTAGCATAGCACTGAATTTTATTCTCAGCAAAGAACTCTGCAATCTGCTCAATCGTTTCCATAATCAACTCCTTCAATCTTCTGGCCAAACAGATAAGGTTCAACAATCTTACGCGGGAAATAGCCCCAACGCTTTAGACGAGGATCACTAGGATCACTAAATGCAACTAGCTCGTTCTTACTAAATGCAATACCCAAAGCAGTAAAGCCAGGGTTCATAAACCATACGCAACACACTAGATCATCGTCTTTAAGATAGTTATGTTCGACAGGAGTATTCGAATACCGTTGTACATTCTTGTCGAACCATTCTTCTTTGGTCATATCGGCAGGATTGATATAGAAGCCCATTACATCTTCTCCAATTTGTTAATGGTTTCAGCAAAGCGAGTAAGCACTTCATTCTTATCTGATTTATCGTTCCAATTATAGATGCCTCCTTCTGATTTAAATCCCAGTGCTTCTACATACTCTTGTGGTAAAGAGGAGCCAGCGTTAACTACATCTCTGTCTAACACACGATACAATGCGCCGGCAGCACAGAAACAATCAGCCGTCTTAATATTCTCGTGAACTACTAATGTGCCATTGCTAAACTTCTTACCGTAGAATGACCCCTTAAGATGAATAGGAGCAGCAATCAATAAACGCATAGCTTCTTTAAAGTGATCAACCATTTGTGTCATTTTACACCTGCTATCTTCTTAAGTTCAGCTTTAATACGACGAGCATCCTCGCCACGCCATGTAGAAGCATTAGCAAGGAAGTATAAGACAACTGATTTAGCTGTGTCTTGCATATACATATCATCAATGCTGTTAAGTGTATACATAGCATTGAGATATGGCTTTGCTCCATAATTAATATTCTTCCAAGAGCGGGCAATCTGAGTAGCAATCTCATGTATTGGTCGATGTGGCATTGGATTGTCCTTTCCCAAAACACATTATCAACTTACACACATATAATAACTTAATAGTACGCACGTGTCAAGTTAACTACATGAATACTAGTAAATGGATACTAATCATCGTATCGTTCACGTTCTGCACACTCAATATGAAAAACGTTACTATCAAATGGAATAGGCTCATCATCAGACAACATTAATGGATTACATGTCATCATATCACCGCAACCAAATACCCACATAGTACGATCTGGATGCTCCAACTTATATTTTTCACAAACGTGTTCTTGGATTAGATCAATAATACCCTTCTCTACATCATCAGAAACATTTACAAGGACAGGAAAGTCGATGATAATACGGATACGCTTGGTCATTTTGTTTCTCCTGATTAAGTATTGCGGGCGCATGCTGCGCGTTAGTAACTGACGTACTGATTTTTCGATGCTTGTATCTACATTGCCGTACGACGTGCCACGGTAATTACATTCGTTGCGGAGCGACACGCGCAATGTCTCAACTTAGTCACCTAATAAGCATACGAAAATGCCCCGCTAACCGATGAAGGCTAACGGGGCATTTGATTGGTATTTACTTACTAGCTAGGAAGCCTCGCATTGACCACAGTGAATAGAGCAATGATGGCCAGAACAAAGAGAATAGGGGCGATATATTCATCGGGCATATTCCGTTCCTTTCTAGTAAGTGCTTACTGATTACGCTGCCTTGCGAGACTTGATAATCTTACCGTCGATAACCTTAACATCCTTCATGCTATCGGTAAGCCACTCAAAGACGTCATTAGCTTCGATCGTGCCTTCATGAGCAAACTTAGCCTTAATCAGCTTAAGCAGCATTTGGTCAAGGTTGTTAGTCACGTCATCGGGCATGTCATCAAAGGAAGCACGCTCAACGTTAACGCCTTTGCTCTTAAGCGCCGTCGTCGTCTCATTGATAGCCTGATCAAGCATGATGTTAATAGCCTTGGCCGAGCTATCGAGAATGCTAACAGGCGACGTGTTCACACTCTTTGCAGTAGATGCCTTAGCAGGCTTAGCCAACATCTTATCGACTACAGAAACGCCAGCCTTGATAAGCGCCGCACTAGAGAACTTGCCCTGCAACCGCGTGACCGTCTGATCTTCATCGATATAAGAGACAATGAAGCGGTCTTTCACCATCTTAAGCGCGGTGACAGGTCCAACGGTGTTACCAGCAAGGTCGCCGCCGACGCGAAGGAAGTAAGTGGCCTGCATGCATGAATGGAAGATGTTACGCAGGCTCTTGTGACGACGCATCACGGTTTCAATAGTGTCAGCATCACGGTCCCGCTTATCCTTTTCTGCCTGAGCTTCAAGATAGCGGATTTCCTGCTTAAATTCGTCGTCATTCTGCGAGAGGATACGGGTCTGGACGTCTTTACGCTTGGCCGACTCAGTCTTGAAGTAATATTCCAGCGTTTCCTGATTGAACGACGCTTCATGAGTATACAGACCCATGATAAGCGAACCTGTAACCTTATCAGACGTATCAGATGCCTTGCGGATAGCGGCGAAAACATCAGACAGAATGATGGCGTCGTCATTGCGAACGGTGTTGTCAGACATGATAATTCTCCTTTTGCGATAAGTAAACCGGTTGCCTAACGATCCTGAACTTACTTAAGGGCTTATGAGCTAAGTCAAACTAATTGCACCCAACAGCATAGCCATTGCCAGCGTTTCGTTTGCGTCCCTGCCTGTTGTTCATTGCTCTATTAGGGCCGGTATTCCTTATCTAGTTGGGAGCCTGATTGCGTCCCTGTATATCGCCGGCCAGTGAGACAAGCGATATAGAGTGAAACAATTTGTATGTTGTGAGAGTTAGCCCCACACAACAGTTGTATCTAGCGCGTCGCGAATGTCGATTGCATCCCAGTCGGAAGCCGGCTCGTCGTTATACTTGTCGAGATATCCCGAAAGCCGGAATGCCGACATGATTTCATCAAACTTGCGCCAGCCATCATTGGATGCGACGCTATTATAGACGTGGTTGCGACGGGCATGATCGGTTTGCATGACACATTCCTTTCGTTTCGATATCCAACACATAAGGAAGGCGATAAAAGAATACCAATTACAATTTGTGATGAGCGCCATCAATTTCTGTGATCAATCATATACGTATATAATGAGTGGGTTCGTTTTCAGTAAGCGCTTACCATCTACGGAATATGCCATTAAACAATTCACTAAGAGAAACAAAGACCATAACAGCCATCCAACCATATACCCATACGTGAATGAAGAACTCTAACATGATTTAATTCCTTATCTATTAGGTTATATATGCATCTCGTTTAATATGATTAATATATACCACATAATATATACACATGTCAACCGTACATATCTATATATAGTAAGCACTTACCGATAATTACATATGCCCAAACACTAAATACGTATAAGAGACATTCACTTACTATATTATATGAGTGTCTGTTAGTAGCATAAGCGTGTGTCTATGTTAGGGATAGTGGCCGCCTCAACACACATTCCTTGTAAATAAGACTATAACGCTAATGGTAATTACTTACTAGCGATCGATGCATACATATCAATTCAAAGAGCCAATGCCCAAACACACATGCTGATCTAGGTAGGTAAGAGACACACTATAGATGTGGTACGCTGATACCTCTATGCACTGATGCAAGGTCGATCGATCCCAGTATGCAACCATGCAAGTGTGCCCCCTATCCCCGCCCCTAAAATCAAACAGGGGTTTACTGAATGGAGTGTGATAGATAATAATCTCAACCTTCCCCCATCTTAAACAACTAACACTTCTACTTAAATTAAAGAATAGAAGTTGTATGCATGTGCTAGTGTATTAGAGGATTAATTGGTTGTTGGGGATGCGTATCGTTTGTTGTTGTGAGGCGTTCGGCACTCGTCTAGCTCGTGCCCCACTGATGCTTATTTATGCGGTAGCCTATACTCTGCGATTACTTATTAACTACTACCTACATATATCCCAGGTTGCACAACTTACTTATACTCGCAACTCTGGGTTAGCCGTCCCCTTCCCGAACCATAGGGTAGCATAAATGCTAATAGAATGCAATAAGATAATACTCCTAAAGAATGTCTACTAACTACATATTGACAATACGCACTCATTATATATAATACCCTATTGAATATCCCTTATAGGAGTTAGACGCATGCCTTCGTATTCTGGTTTGTGGAACAATGTGTACGGCGTTAATTATACTGCGCTGGCTTCTAATGGTAACACGTTTGAACAGAATAACCGTCTGCGTACTACGTTGTCGAGGTTGCTGACGCGAGATCGTGGTACTCGTAAGTTAATGGCTATCATGCGTGCACTTAATGGTGTTGCTGCTGGTGGTACGGCTACTGTTAACTACCGTAATGTTCGTGAAGAGAGTGTCCGTGGTGATGCTCTGTCGAATGGCGGTCGTCGTGTTATTGAAACCGATGTTGATGTTAACCGTGTTACTACTGCTGCTGACCAGACTTTAATTAACGGTATTTTCGATCGAGTGTTTGCTCCTACTTCTTATCCTGTTGATCGTTCGCGTAACGGTGGTGGTAATAAGAGGAATGGTTTCTAATGTTTGGCGATCTTACTACACCTGAACAGCAGCGAGTTGCACAGAACTACATGCCTCAGTTAGGTGGTAGGGCTCCGTCTGATATTAACACTATGATGCAGATGCTACTCAATAATCCGGGTTTAGCATCTCAGGCTATGACTATGTATAATGAGCGTTCCGGCAATAACTCTAATAGTGGTGGAGTTAACGGCGGATCGCGTATTGATGATATGATGACTGCAATGATGGCACAGGATGGTACTCCTACTGCTGCTCCTATGCCTGTTGCGCGTCCTGCTAACGTTCAAGTAGCTTCTGCTAATCCTAATAATGTAATGCCTCCGACTAAACCTGTTGAACTTACAGGAGAAGATCGTGTTGCACGCGCTGGCGGACCTGGATCACCTAGAGGAACTACTGCACCTACATCCGATCCCACGCAGGTTGCGGAAGGTGCTGTTGATCCGTCTATGTCGTCTATTATAGCTAAGACACTTGCATCTATGGGTATCGGTGGTGGATTAGGTTACGCTGCATATAAAGCCACTAGCCCGTCTAAGCAGATGCCTCCGGAAGTTGCAGATAGTAATGCTGGCGTACCTAAAATTCGTCAGTCTGATATTGTTGACAGCGATAGTAAGCCTTTCAATCCTCCTGCTACCAGTAAGACATACTCAGCGGCAGAGAAGGAAGGTACTCAGGTTAATAACTTCCGAGACAAGCCTAATCCCTCTCTTAAGTTATCTCCTGTGGATCAGCAGTTTAATAAAGCTTTCGCTGGTGATATTGAAGATGCTGAATACCGAGATGTTACTCCTAAGGCAGTTGATGAGCGTAAGAAGTTAACTGGTCCTAAGGAAGAAGACACTACTGATAAGCGGCCTACTGCTAAATCTGATGAGGCTATCGAAGCTAAGGATGAAAGTGGTAAGACTACTACTGCCAAGGAAAAAGTTAAGAAGCCGAAGGTTCGTGTAAAGTGACTGTAATTACTCTTGCTGACGGTAGAAAGTTTGATACTGTCAAGAAGATAGCGTTAGAAGACATGTCCTCCGATACAGATAATGTGTCGGAGGATTTGCCTATTGTTTCACCTAAATCTAACATTCGATTAGAAGACTTACCTGCTGCACCGAAGATTATGAATGTCGTGTGTGCAGTAGCTTCTTATAAGATATTAGGTATTTCAGACAGTGATATTTGCATTGCATTGGGATGTTCACCTAATCAGTTACAGAGTATCTTAGAAGGTGACATATACGATAAGACTTATAATGACATCCTAGCTGCGTTCGTTAGGGGACAAGAAAATTCTGCTAGAGACATTCTTGCTAGAGCTTCTATGAGTGCTGCTAATACACTTGTAACGATTGCATCTAAGAGTAAGAATGAACAGAATAAGTTAAAGGCTGCTGAGAGTATTCTTAATCGTATGAATATTACTGGTGACGACAATCATGGTATGGCTGGTCCCGGTCTGACGATTAAGATTATTAAAGATACTAAAGACGACTCTATCACAATCTCTATGTAAGGAATACAGTGATGGCAACCGTAGTTAACCGAGCAGCTATTGCACCTGTAGATAAGAAATTAGCTAGTACGAATAGGAAGATTGCATTCAGCCCGTTAGGTGTCACTACGCCTCAGTATACTGGTGAACTTATTCTCGATACGTCTACTGGTACATTGTGGTTTGCATCTGATAATACGGTGACTGGTTGGACTCCTGCAACGTTTGAGGTTGGTTAATTAAATGAGCATTCGATTAGGTAGGTCTGGTGGTAGTGCTGGTGCTGGATACTCTCCAATCGGTGCTGCATTTGATGCTTTGTATTATAGGAACTTGTATGCTGATGCAGGATTTCCTAGAGCTTTTAATGATGTTCATACATTAACTCGTGCTTCAACTAAATATGCTGAGAGTACTACAGGTGTATGGACTGAGTTTGCTAGTGGTATCCCTGCTATTACAGATCGTGGTATTCTTATTGAAGAAAGCCGCACCAATCAAATTCGCAACAATTCGATGCAGGGGGCGGTTGCGGGTAGTCCTGGCACGCTGCCGACGAATTGGAGTAAGGCTAACAGCACAGGTCTCGCCGGAGAGGTAAGCTCTGTTGGAGTTCTGAATGGTGTAGAGTATATCGACTTTCGCATAAACGGCGTCGCCGCAGCTGGTGATAATGATATATACATTGAAACTACCACTCAAGTAAGCGCTCTTACAGGTGAGAACTGGACGTTTTCACTTTTCAGTGCACTTGTTGCAGGTTCGCTGACCAATGTATCATCTGTTAGGTTGTTCATCATTGAAAATACAGCTGCTGGGGCGGGTGTTGTCTCTGGTGCAGCAACAATCGTACCTACAGCGACCCTGCAAAGGTTCAACTACCCTCGAACTTTGTCGGGCGGCGGAACTGTCGCAAGAGTGCAGCCGGTGCTCAAAGTCTCGTGCTCTGCCGGCGCCGTCGATCTAACCCTCCGCATCGGCTGGCCTCAACTTGAACTCGGAGCCTTCGCCACATCTCCCATCCGCACGACTTCTGCTGCGGCGACGAGGGCTGCGGATGTCATCACCATCGACCCGAAATATTCGTCCCTCGCGCAGGGGAGCGCGTTTGTTGAATATGAGCCGATTGTACTAAATGCAGGCGCGACCCGAGTTTTGTTTAATAACCGCGTCGGAGGAAGCGATTATATTAGGGCTGTTCATGGCAGCAGTGACGCTTTCTCGTTTGCCGTAGTCGTTGGTGGTTCTTCACAAGCAACACTGAATGCCACAAATATTTTGACAATAAACACAATAAGTAAACAAGCCTCTCGTTGGGGAACAGATGACGTGGCCGCCAGATATTCACCATATCTAGGCGCTGATCCTGCAAATGATACACTGGCAACCATGCCAACAGGATCAAATACAATCGCAGTTGGATCTTTCGGCAGTGCCCAGATCATTAACGGCTACCTCCGCCGCCTCACCTTCTACCCCCGCAAGCTCACTGACGCCGAACTCGGAGCACTTGTCGCATGATGTACGATCAATTACACCAGTTCGCTAACGAAGAAGAAGCTACCGCAGTATTCGGTGATGGTATTGTAGATGATATGCCAAGTGCTGCGTGGGATCATAACGGTTACACGGTAATTAATAGTCAGATCATGTTAGTCGATCCTACGAAGGACACTACTGATGGTGATGGTAACTTCATTCGCGGTGTTGTGGCTGCTAGTGGTTATTGGCTTGGCGTTACTACTGACTCGTTAGATAAATCAGAAGAAGCTAGACAGTTGCCATCTTGCCGTATCGTGTATACTCGTCCTGACGCACCTATGTATTGGAAAGATGCGGTTACATGGTCTGCAATACCGTTAAATAATATCAGTGTTGCTAGTGCTACTATTCTTGCTGGCTCAGGTTATGTGTTTGACTGATGGCTAAGACATATATTCTTAAAGAAGGTGGTATTCACGAACGCTTCTTTGCTTCCCGTAACAAAATCCAATTCTTCGGAGGAGGGTTTGGTAACGGGAAGACTTCTGCTATGGTAGTCAAGGCTATTATTCAGGTAGCTATTGATTATCCTGGCTGTAATATTCTGATGGCTAGGTCTACGTATCCTAAGCTTAATGACACCATGCGTAGGACGTTCTTAGAGTTCTGTCCTGCTGAGTGGATTAAGTCTTTTCCTCTTAGCAAGAACTCAGATAACACATGCGTACTTAATAACGGTACGACTATTAATTTCAGATACGTGTCACAGCGTAAGGCTACAGAAGACGGTGGTAGTACATCTAACCTTCTGTCTGCTACGTATGACCTTATTGTATTAGACCAGATCGAAGACCCTGAAATTATTCATAAAGACTTCCTCGATCTTATGGGCCGTCTCCGTGGTAGTGCTATCTATCGTGGCAAAGACCCTACTATGCCGCGTACTGGTCCTCGTTGGTTCTTCATTTCTAGTAACCCTACACGTAACTGGGTTTATAAGAAACTAATTGAGCCTCTTAAGAAGTATCAGTTAGACGGTACTATTACGGATGATTTGTTATGCGATCGAGACAGTGATGGTAAGCCTGAATTAATTGACGGTAAGCCTAAGATCATTATCGATCTCATTGAAGGTAGCACATACGAAAACTCTCACGTCCTAGAAGGCGACTTCATTAAGGGCCTGGAAGCTACATACACTGGACAGATGAGGAACCGCTTTCTTAAAGGAGAGTGGGCTGCTTATGAAGGACTTGTCTATCCAGAATATTCTAGCATTTCGCACAGTATCAAACACGATAGGTTAATGCTGTACTTACGTGATTGTATTCGTAATGGTATGCGGCCTAAGTGGTTAGCTGGTTATGACTTCGGTATGGTTAGTCCATCGTGTTTCATTCTAGCGTTCACTGACACTAAAAGTAACATCTTCCTACTCGACGGTTTCCATAAATCAGAAGCTAGTATCGAGTGGCAATCACGTGAAATGTTAGATATTATGAATAGGTACTCAGCTACTGTCCCATGGATTATGGCTGATCCCGATATATTCCGTCGTAAAGCAGGTGATAATAAGACAGTCGGTAAATCTATCAGTGATCTATTCTTCGATAGTAGTAACGGTAAGCTGCTATTCACACGTGGTAACAACGACATTGACAATGGTATTATTAAGGTAGGTTCGTACTTACAGAATAGAGAATATCATTTACATCCTATTACTGGCGAACCCAGTGCACCTTATCTATACCATTCAGATCGTCTTACATGGTTTGAAGAAGAAATTACAGCGTACTACTGGCAGTCGAATACTAGCGGTGAACGTGTAGATAAGCCTACTGATAAGAACGATCACGCTATGGATACTATCAAATACCTGTTGTCCCACGCACCAGAACCTGCTACTATCTCTACCAATACAGGCATACACATACCTAGCTACATGACTGAGTGGCAAGAGATTGAACGTGCTGTTGACAATTACGCTCATAGGCATTGAGGGATAAGATGGCCAAGCAACCTGATACTAAAGAACTCGATCAGAAGATTAATAAGCTGGTCAATGACGGTGTAGATGTTCCTGTTGAAGAAGCAGAGAACGAAAACGAACCTATGTATCGTATGATGGCAGAGGATCGTATTGCTGTATCTAAGAAGCTTGGCCCTCTTTGGAAGTCACGTAAGAAGGCATCACTTGCTAAACTAAAGAACAGTGGTGAATTAAAGCGGTGGGAAGAAGCTGTTCAGTATTACCGCAACGACCATCATTCCCAGAAAGACCCGCATAGCAGTGATGAAGTAGGCCGTGATATTGGTACTCGACTGACTACGCGTGGCAAGGAAACAGAGAATATCGTCTTTGCTAATACATCGTCGTTAGTTCCTGCTGTTTATGCTAAGAACCCTACAGTAGAGATTAGTGCTGATAACCCTGAATTTGAAGAGTTTATGAAGACTGCGGAACGGCTTATCAATGCACTGTTTCGTATTAAGACTGCCCCAGGTATCAATTTAAAGCCTAAAGCTCGTCGTGCCGTAATCAATACCACGCTGACTAATGAAGCATGGATGGAAGTTGGTTACGTTGAGAAGGAAATGACTAGCGACGAGGCTATTAAGGAATTAGAGACGTTATCGAAGCAGTTAATGGAAGCTAAGAAGCCGGCAGAAATTAAAGACATTGAAGGTAAGTTAGAGGCATTAGAGAGTAAGATCGATCTTCTTAGCCCTAGTTCTCCGTTCGCTAAATTCAAAGCTCCTCATGACGTGTTAGTTGATACTGACGCGACTATGATGGATGAATGCCGTTGGATTATGTATCGTGACTATGTTCCTACTGAGATGCTTAAGGCGTTGTACGGTAAGAAGGATGCAGAGTCTGATGAGTATATGAGCATCTTCAAGCCTTCGCATATTATGAAGATCGATGAAGATGACTTAGGTAATGAAGATAGCGAGAAGAACTTTTCATTCCTACGTGCTAACGATGAAAAGACGCATGCTGATTACGGCTTTGATGATGAATACTCGTATAAGCGTGCACAGCGTACTGAAGTCTGGTATGTGTGGGATAAAGTAGTTCGTCGTGTGTATCTGTTTAATGCTTGCGATTGGAAGTGGCCGCTATGGGTATGGGATGATCCGTATCAGTATCCTGACTTCTTCCCATTAGTTCGCCTTAATTTCTATGATGATCCTGATGGCTTCTATGCTAGGTCTGAGACACTTATGTTCTTAGATCAGCAAGATGCTATTAATGCGATTAACAATGAGGTTGCGAAGGTACGTGCTTATATTACAGGTAAGGTCATCTACAATAGTAATGTCGTTAAAGATGATACCGTTGTAGAAAACTTCTTAGCTGGTACTGAACAGAAAAGTGCATTAGGCGTTAATGTCCCACTTGAAACGGATATGACGAAGCTATTTGTTCCTTTCGTTCCGCAGTCTGCACAGTTCCTTAATACGGTCATCTTTGACAAGGGACGTTTGTTAGAAGCTATTGATC